GGGGTTTTTTTGTTGCCAAACCCCCTTCCCCGCCTATCCCCCGACCCCTTCCCCGGCTGATTTTTGCGGGGGGGTTGAAAAATGGGCTATAACAGGGGTAGCGACACCCCCTAGTGGTAGGGCAGGGGAGAGGTGCGACCCCTATAAACATGTGCGCCATAGCGTGAGCAGGGGAGTGGTGGATAGTAACGGTTATGTAATTTGGTATAATAAAAGCATTATGGCAGAAGTTAGTTTTAGTTTAGACACAAATGCTGCTAACGCAATCCTGACTGAGATGGCAAGCAATTTAGTTAATCAAAGTGCGGTAGCGGTTGCGCAGCGTGCGCAAAGTATGATTGGTAGCATAAGCACCGAACCGTTAAAGGTTGAAGTTAGCACGGGCGTCGGCACAATCCGCCGCGGTACTCGTGCGATTGGCAAAGTTAGCATAAACACCGCGAACAAACACCAAGCGTACATAGCTAACACGGTTTTACGTAAGTCAAAAGACGCTGGTCGCGTGAGCTAAAGCATGCTATAATATAGTCAATAACAATTACGCTAACGGTTGCGGCAAAACTGGTCAATTAAATTAAGAGGAAACGCAACACATGGCAGATATCGGAACTGCTTACATACGAATAGCTCCAAACATGACGGGCATTCAAGGCAAGATTGCCGCAGGCATGAAGGGCGCAGGCTCGCAGGCTACTAAGCAGCTTGGCGATGAGGTCAATGCTGGTGGTGGTCCATTTCAAAACGCATTAGGCAAGCTAGGCGGCATTGCAAAAGCCGGCGGCTTGGCGATTGCTGGCGGTATTGCAGCCGGTGCGGCTGGTATTGCAACGTTGACTGGCAAAATGCTTAATGCACGTGCCGAGCTTGAACAGCAGCTTGGCGGTAGCGAGGCGGTGTTTGGTCAGTATGCTACTAATATCCAGAATATTGCCAAAAACTCATACAAAAACATGGGCTTAAGCCAAAACGAATTTCTGGCGGGTGCAAACAAAATGGGCTCGCTTTATCAAGGTGCTGGCGTTAGCGTGCAGGATAGTATGAAAATGTCCGCTGAGGCTATTCAGCGTGCGACTGATGTTGCAAGCATTATGGGTATTGATACGTCTTTTGCACTTGAGTCGGTGGCGGGCATGGCTAAAGGCAACTTTACTATGATGGATAACCTCGGCGTGGCGATGAACGACACAGCCTTAAATGCTTATGCACTTGAAAAAGGTATTGGCAAAACCACGCAGCAAATGTCTATGCAAGAAAAGGTTAGCCTTGCAACACAAATGTTTTTGGAAAAGACCGCCAAGTACGCGGGCAATTATGCAAAGGAAAACCAAACATTGTCCGGCAGCTTAAACACAACCAAAAAAGCATTTCAAGATTTCTTAAGTGGCGGTGGCAGTATGCAAAACTTTATCACAAGCTTAATTGACACTGCTAAAATTGCCGCACCTGAAATTGTTAAAATATTACCAGATATTGTTAACGGCATATCACAACTCGTCCAACAATTAGCGCCTGTCGTTGGCGAACTACTGCCAACGCTCGTGCCGGCTATCGTTAGTGCCGCAGTAAACATTATGAACGCCCTTGTGCAACAGCTACCGACTTTAATTCAAATATTGGTTGCAGCATTGCCACAATTTATCCAAGGCGTTATTCAAATTGCAGTTGGCTTAATTCAGGCATTGCCACAAATCATAAATATTTTAATACCAGCAATACCGCAGATTGTAAATAGCCTAGTTACCGCTCTAACCGCCCCTGACAGCCTAACCGCAATCATTATGGGCTCAATCACCTTATTTATGGCATTGCTACAGGCTATACCGGTTATCATTACCGCTTTAGTAAACGCAATACCGACAATTGTCACTAATATCATCGCTACACTTACCCGCCCTGAATTTTTGCAAGGGCTAATGCGCACTGGCGTGCAGTTTATAGCTGGGTTAATCAGCGGAATTGCCTCAATGATTGGCAGCGTGATTAGCGCAGCTGGTAAGGTGATTGGTGCAATTGCTGGCATATTAAGCCCAAGCTCATTAGTTAATATTGGTACCAATCTCATTAAGGGCCTGTGGCAAGGCATTAGCAACGTGACCGGCTGGATTACTGATAAAATTAAAAGTTTTGGTAAAAGCGTGATTGATAGCATTAAAGGCATTTTTGGAATTCACTCTCCATCAAAGGAGTTTGCTTGGATCGGTAAAATGAACGTAATGGGCTTGGCGCAAGGTATCACGAAAAATAAAGATATGGTTACACAAGCGGTTAACGACATGTCTAACGAAGCTATAAACGCTATGGCTGGATTTGATCCGTCAATGACTGCTAGCGTAAAAGGCAATATTACTACAAGCCAAAGCGCTAGTGCTGGAAATTATCAAACGCCGACAAACGTTGTTATGAATATTACGAATAACGTGCCTGATAGCTTAACAAGCAAACAGGTGTCAAGTGATATTGCTTATGCGGTGAGTCAAAGTTAGGGGGAACTATGCAAATCTGGCTTAAAGGGAAAAACACAGAAATAAACCTAAATGGCGGTCGTGAAAATGGTATGCACGTAAACCCTGATTTAGAGGGGTTTTCAGGACTACCAGAAATCCGCACCAGCCAAGGCGTAAACATTGGCATGGACGGTGGCTGGACAGGTGAGCAGAATTTTGAAGCACGGTTTTTATCAATTATTGGCGTTATTGCTGATCACGACATTGCAGTGGTTGAACAGAAGCGCCGCGAATTATTTGCGCTGCTTGCTGAAAAACGGCTATTATTGCGATATGTAACCGACGCAGGCAACACCTACACAACTAACGTGGTTGTACTTGGCGTAGTAAGCGGCATTGGCGCGCTTAGGCAAAAGGCGCAGTACAAGCTAAACCTTAAAGCTGATGACCCGCTCTGGTACGATTACGGCGGTGGTAGCGGCATTATGGCTACATTGCAGATTGGCAAGCCTGAGGGCGGTTTTAGATTTCCTGTCACATTTCCGCTAATTATTGCAGGTGGTGGATCGCAGTATACCACCGTAAAAAACACAGGCACAAGCACTATTGATCCTGTAATTACTATATTTGGTCCAATTCACCAACCAAAGGTCATAAATCAAACTACTAACCAATTCATGCAGATATTAGCAGATTTAACCGCAAATGATGTGGTGATTGTGAATACTCACCTGAAAACTATAGTACAGGTTGACAAAGCCGCTTATGATGAAGCTACTAATAACGGCACAGAACCAAGCGGCACTGATATTTACTACTTAAAATCAGACGGCAGTGCGTTTATTAACCTAGCGAGCGGTGATAATAACCTAGCACTAACTAGCGCAGTTACCAGCGACACAGGGCGCGCTACAGTTAAATTTAGCAGTGGATTTATGGGTATTTAGTTATGGCGAAGTATGAGGTTGAAGTTTGGTCCAAAGATAACAAGCCAATGGGCGATATTTTCCACCTATGCGAAAATATGCGATGGTCCAAAACCCGCAATGATGCAGATATGCTATCTTTTGATGTTGACTTGACAAGGTATGAGGAATATATAAAAGCTATGGGATTTGGTGATAATCCTAAAAGCTTTATGGAGGTCGGCCGTAATGATATCCGCGTAAAACGCAACGGCAGATATATAGTCGGCACAAACATAATTAAGTTTGGCTATAAGGGATCAAGTAGTGCCGTAAAGATGTCGGTTAATGCTAGCGGTTACTTGAACTATTACAAGAAACGTTATGTAACTATGAACTACAGCGGCAAGCCTCAGCAAGACATTATGTGGGGCGTAATTGATACGTGTAATAAGATGGCTGGCGGTGACTATGGCGTGCGGCGTGGCAGGCACACCGGCGCAACCGTACTCCGCGACAGAAATCAGGAACGCAAAGAAGTTAAGTCATTTTTGCAGCAACTGTCGCAGGTCAGCAAGGGTTGTGATTTTGAAATAACACCCGACAAGCTATTTAACACATACGAAGCGCAAGGCTACTACCGCCCAGATATGCGCCTAGAATATCCCGGCGATATTGCCAGTTTTTCATTTGATAGAAGCGTTGAAAACGTGGCTAACGTGGTTTATGGTATTGGCAGTGGAAATGGTGAAGATGCGGTCCAAACCAAGGTTGAAGACGCTACAAGCCAAAATGCTATATATCGCCGCGAAATGATAGCGTCGTACAATAGCGTTACCGAAATAGGAACATTAACACAAAACGCTACCGCCGTACTACATTACAGCAAAGACCCTATTGAACTCCCAAGCATTACAGTTGAAAATGGCGCGCTTGATTTAAGCGACGTTGGCGTGGGTGATACTATTTACATAAAACTGAACGGCAACAAATCATTGCAGCACATTGATGGTTATTACAGGATTGAGAGCATTAGCGTTAGCGTTGATAATAACGGTTGGGAGTCGGTTGAATTAACATTTGACGACATTGATATTAACGATATTATCAGCAAGCAAGAGGCGGTTTAATGCGGCTAAACATCGCCAATGATAGCATTGAAGAGCAGGTTGCAGCGATGCGGCGTGAACTTGACGAACTGAAAACGCCACAGCTAACCAGCCAAAACAGCGGCATGTTAGCGTATTTGGTGCGTAGCGGCTTGCGTGATGATTTCGGTGATATTGTTTACTTTAGCACCAGCAACAACCAAACCGTGCGGCAGCTATCACATATACCATTGCCAAATACAGGCAGCCTGTATAATGAGCACACCTTAGCTTGTGATCAGACTTTTGTGCCAAAACACAACAAGCCAGCGGTAGCAATACCAGTCTTAGAGCTTGAAGTAAAAACTAATGGCTATCATGGCAAAAGTGAATACTTCGCAAATAATCGCGGCTATGGCATAAAAATGGACATATTTAACAGCGCTAACGCGGTGGTTGGATCAGTCTTCTGTAGCGGCATACTTGGTGAGCTATTTATGCCACAACATGACCCTACAAGCTTTTACAAATATCATACTAGCATGACAGTCGCGGCAACCGTTAGCGATATTGAGCTAGCTTATCATTTTACAGTGCGCAGTAGCGATAAAGGCACAACTTCAAGCACTTTAAGGGGAACATGGTAATGCGTGCATTTGATGATTTAGTACGAATATTACGCCAATTATTATTAGATATTGATGAGCTTAAAACCACGCAATTTGTCGGCACCAACCAGATCAAAGCTAAGTATTTTGAAAAGCCTGGCAGCCACGACCTGCAATTTAGCGTTGTAGCACCATACCAGTCGCAAGGCACCTCATATAAAGCTATTAAGCTTGTGGTTGTGCCTAAGAATATGCCCACCAAAAACATATTGCTAGCTGATGTCGTACCTGATTTACGGTACTTGAACGGCGTTAGATTTTCAAACTGGAACAGCGCCACAAATAGCGCTAACACCAGTACTGCTTATGGCATTGCGCCGGTTAGCCCGACGGTCCAAAACCAAAACGAATATTTGATCCACATAGTAGCACCAACCGGCACAGCCTTACGCTTAAAAATTGGTATAATGGCTAATGCAGACGTTGATTTTTATTTACAGGAGCTAAATTAAAATGAGAACAAAAAACGTACTTGATATGTTGCTATCACAGGCTAAACAGAAGCTTGAGGAGATTAAACAGTTGCAGTTTTTCGGTGGTGATGCGCTAAATCTTAAGCGCTATGTGGTAGATATCGTAATACCGCCAGACGCCCACACGCATTGTTGGCGCGTACTGATGACTCCAGAAAATAAAGATACTACTATGCCTATCGGTGTTATTGTCAAGCCAGGCAGACCTAACCAACTAAGGACTTACGCGTATGTTGAGCCTGTAAAGCGTAGTGATGGCAATTTTGAGTACTTATTTATCAGTAACGAAAATTACGACACAGATGCAGTGGTTGATACTATAGCCATTACGTACAGCGGCAAGGCTAACTTTACGATAAACAGAATAGGATAGGGGGCTATCATATGTACGAAAAACCAAAAAAGAGTGGCAGGGGATTACCAAATGGTGATGCTTTTGACTTAAAAACGTGGCGTGAAGTGCGCAAACGTGCCATTGCCTCAAAAGACCCTATTTGTGCCATTTGTGGGCGCTACATTGATGTGAGCTTGCCAAAGACTGATCCAGCCACTGGAAAAATGAACCCGCTGGCAGTTGAAGCTGATCCCATT